ATCATAGCATTCTGTCAGGATCATGTCGTTTGCGAAGAATATATCCCCGGCGTAGCCTGTAACGTAGTATAGATTCCTTACTTTATTTGTAGTATTTCCTACATCTATTGTGTTATTCGAATAAATTACCAGATGATCCCTTAATTGCACTTTACCATTGAAATCATAGTTTTCTGTCGGTGTAGTGGCTCCAAAACTTACATTTGTATTTTGGAAGTATATACTGCCATTGTCCCTAATCCTAAATACAAGTTTCCCATCTCCTCTGTGTTCAATCTGTGAATTTGCATTATTTCCATCACCCAGCCGTATTACTCGCAATCCAAAATCAGTATAAGTATCATCGCCAACAAGATCAATATATGCCGTTCTATTTCCGCTTAATCCGTATCCTATTTCTATACGATTATCTACAAGCAATGATCCAAAATATCCGATTGTCGCATTTATATATGTACTTGAAATATCCATAACCCCCATACCAATTGATGCCATAATTGCAACAAATATAAGTGTCAATCCACCTATTCCCATCCATTTAATATTTTCAATTTTCATTTTTATCTCCGTCCACGTCTCCATAGCCATACTAAAAATGCGAATCCGCCCGCTCCGAATGCTGCTATCGCACTTGTTGGAAATCCGGGGGAGTAATAGCTTGTTATAGTCACTACCCGATTCCCGCGGACAGACAAATTAAAGTTACACGCATCCCAGTCGGCATCCTTAATTTTTGCATTCCTGAATCCATACTTGCAGGTTGCGTTTGGCATCTCTATTCCGAGGATGTAATCTGATGTGCTGTATGATTGGATTGTTACTACACCATTTCCACGGTCTGCGGATTGATCGAATGATGCTTTGCGGATTTCGACGGGGGATGGTACTGATGAAAGATGGGGGATTGATGTATTCCATGCCCCCCAGGGCATATCTATTTCTTCTGTTGTCGCTCCGGTTGCTATAGAAATATCCCATCTGTCATATATCCTGTAGATTCCATCATTCGGCAGTATATATTTAACCTGTGAAATATTGGTGTATATGTATGCTGTTTGTGCCGATCCTGATATGGAATACGCTTTAAGGTTCATGTGTGTTGTGTTGTAGGTGGCATTGTAGATTATTACATTCTGGTCTACAATTTGACCGAAGCTATCATTTAGGAGGCCCGGCATTGTTTTGGCATATTTCATATACTTATGCACTCGCTGGTCCATATTCGAAAAATTATCATAACTCGTAATACTTCCTTTATGTCCGAATACCTCAAGCTCAATAGTCCAGGAATCCGATTGATTATACTTTACATCCGCCGAATTATTGAGATAGAAAAAATACTTATAACCTGATCCTGAAAAATCTACATTAGTCGGATCGGTCTTGGAATATACTGAATATCCTTCAGAGCCCAATAATTCCTTATTCCATGTTGCAGTTACAAGTCTACCTGATAAGTTCGCATAAGCAGTTCTGCCTTCGCCTTGTGCAAATAATACCACAGAGATGTTTGATATTGATACATTTTGAACGGGGGTTATCACATACTTTATTTTTGCCACGTCAGAATTTTTTGATGCTTCGAGATGCCAAGTTACATTTAGATTGTTTGTTTCCCATGTCATATTTCCCCAGGCATGAGTTGAATTTGCGTTATAGTTCTGTTGATATTGTGAAACTACACCCGACCCGCCACCTAAATTATAACTTCCACTTGAATTATACATCCTAAGGTATATCCTTCCGTTTTCATGCGGGTCGTACCACCTCATATACGTTGGAGAATATACCTGAAAATAGGTAACCCTACCATGCAATTCTAATGAATTTGTTGTTAGATCAATCCCGGAACCCGGATACGTAATGTTGAACGGTGCAACAGAAAAGATACTAGGGACAGTAATATTATCGCCATATTCAGAGTTGAAACTTTCTTCAGATAATGATTCGTTTATTTGGCCTTCATCGGTCCAGATATAGGTCTCAGTCCACATAGTACCGGATGTATTCTTCATCAGGAAGGAATACGCATCACCTGCGGCGTAATGGTTCAGTTGTGGTTCTGTCCATCCTGTAGATTCCCCACAGCAGAATATAGATGTAGTCAGCCACTTATCATCTGACATCCCAGTATAAAACGCACCTACTGATACATTTATGGTGGAATTATATGCATCCCAGTAAGGAAATTCATCTGCATACCCATAGTTTATCGCGGGAGCGTAATGGTGTTCTTCTTTTCCTGAATCTGCATTAGTTCCACGGGTTCCATTGTATAGCATTAGGAATATATTTTCATCAGATTTAAATATATCATTATTGATGTAGTAATATGTCTGGAAGTTTGTATGACTCTCAACTGAATCGGTATGACGTAATTCTTTGATTACGATGTACGGCTGATCTATGAAATGATAATACTCAGAAATATTTGTATAATTCTCATAAATATATCTTTGAAGAACTGCCAGATCAGAAGAATTATATAATAGATTTGTTTCAACAGTGCAATCAGTACATCGGCTGCTATATACATTACCTCCGTTTTTTGTAGAATGGTACTCCGTATTATATATTCCCCGTTTTCCAACACTGCCAACACCAGTTATAAGATTTCTATCGTGATTCTGATATAATTCGTAGATTGTCTCATAATCCTTCTCAAATTTTAGGCGATAATGATTATTATTGATTTCCCAATAATCTGTCCTATTTGTTATTATTAAGGGATCATCAGCGTGCAATTGCATATCATCGACTATTACAGACCCATTTTTCAGATTTGACGTATTTTGAATTAGATGTATGGCTCTTGTATCAATTGCCGACCAATTCACAGTTCCGCTATTTGAATCGCATGTATCAAAATCAAGAGTTAATACGTTCCATCCATCTGAAAGCGTGAACCTATCGCCCTTAAAATCATCCCATATGCTGTTTCCGAATGTGATCCACACAGACTCTAATATGGATGAATCTTGGATATATACCCACACAGTTAATGAGCCATTCTTGTACTGATCCAGAGTAGTGTTATAATCATTTGTCGACCAGAATATTGATTTTGTCTCTACTGAGTTTGATGTATTCCACGTTAATTCCATTGATGCACTACCTTGTTTTACAAGTGATGTATTTATAAGTGGAACTGTTAATTTATCATAAGTTGCATGTGAATACCAACCGGGGTTTCCTGATACCGGATCAATATCCCCGCAATCATCAAAAGTATACCATGCGGCATTCACACTCATTGATAATAATATACACCCAACAATCAAAACCAGAATTCTATATCTATCAATCAGTTTTATCGGATTCTTATCCATAATTTTTTTAACCCCCTTGGTTATGTGAAAATAGACGAATACGCATAAAAAAAACTATGCGTGCCGTGACTCTATCCCAAAAGTCATATCTGCGACCTGATTATCTACGGTTACTATCTTGATCTTATCGCTATCAATCAATGATATTCCGGGCTGAAGATGATGCGTTGCGCTCTCTGCAATATTGCCAGAGTTCCAGAACTCCCTACCCTCTGATGTGACAAGATATACAGTGCATCCTCCAACACCTGTCAGATTTGGCACTACAACAAAAAGACTCATTACAGTGCCATTGATGTTAAGTGCTGATTCTATTGTTGTTGGATTTGGGCCATGTGCAAGGACTAAATCAAAGTCACGCGCTGCAATCGGGGCCTGATTCTGCCGCCTCGCATCATATTCTGTCATTGTTATTGCTTCTTGTTTTTATTCGATTCAGCAAGTTTCTTCGCCTCTTCATCGGCCTTCTTTTTTGCTTCAGCAAGTTTCTTCGCCTTTAGTTTCTTGGCTTCGACAATTTCCTTTTCCTTAGTTGCAATTTTCTTTTCAAGTTCTTCTGCACTTGGTCCGGCATTTACAAATCCCAGGCGAAGATTTCTTGTGATAGTATCCTCTTCCACATCGATTGACTTGCCGGGGTTTACTGCTACCCACGCAGGAATCCTGATTAATCCGGTTAGTGCATAACTAACCACCGCATTTTTTACGGTTTCCCAAGGATTCGTTATTTCAATGGTTTTCGGTTTATCGTCTGTCATTTTCTTTGGGTGCATGATTTAACTTTGGGTTTCTAATCTCCCATTGCTATGATTGTTCTTGCCTCGTTGTCAGTTGCTCCGGGTATTATCACCGTAGTAGATGTTGGTGTATTATTCAGCGACAAACACCCATCTGTAGCACCATAACAAAAACCATATAAATGATTTGTGAAATATGTACTGCAATCAATTGTATCACCATCATCTGCTGTTGTAGGTGTTACAATTTTAATTTTCCTTGCTGTTGCCTCACATCCAAGCACCGTGACCGTGCAATCTGCTATAGCTATTACTGCCATTTTTAGTATTTGATATATTTTTGAATTTTATTTTTTTTATTCGTAGATTATTCTTGATATTGCGGTTTTCACTACATTGATAGCCCTTGCCGCCCCAGTATTTGCTTGTACTCCAATGTATGGAATCAGATCGGCATCATTCGTCAAGGCAGTACTTACCCCAACTTCTTTATCATTTATAAAGAAGTGTGCGATTCTATCGGAATCAATTTCTATCCTAAAATATACTTCTGTATTAGCTACAACCGCAACACCAGAATCGATTGCTGTATCTACACCACCAATTGAATATAAACATTGCCAATTTGTATCAGATGATGCAGCATATCTGAACCATACTTGATCATTATTGGTTACTATTACACTCGTATTTGTTGATTTTAGTCCTAACCAAATCGTAAGTGTTGCAATTGCGCCTGTAAAAATAACAGATTCATATATTACTTGATTCTCGGTGCCCCACTTAATGCCAGTCCATGCACTTTGACCAGTATCAAGATGTGGTGCTATAATAACTTGATCGTTATCTGCTCCATCGGTCTGTAATTGTATTGCGCCCAATGATCCTGCAAACGTCACATCATCCGCACTCGCATTGGTTCCCACCACTTCAAAATCAGTATTTACAGAGATTCCAATACTTGCATTTATTGATGGTAGCCGCTTAAAATTCTCAATCAAAGTAACTCGATTAGGATTGAATGGTGGCCTACCGTAATGCGTTACGTCCAAATCTGAATAATATGGATTGTTTGTATACGGTGGACTTGATGGCCCCTTCCTGCTTCTGAATCCTTCATTTGCCATTTTTCGTAAAAAATAATATTATGAATTCCCATCAGGGAATCCTATGCTATTCCTGTCACCGAAGAACTGAACCCTGTGTTTTTGCAGATCAGTGCTTCGTAGGCTTTCAGCATGAACTTATCGCTGTCGTTTGTCTTCGCTAATTTCTCATAAGTCACATCCAGTAAGGTTCTCATTTCCCAGTAGGTCATATCAAGGAAGTATATGCCTTTGCTGCCGGATGTGTTGCTCATGAACATTGAAGGAATAAGTGGCATTGTTCCTGTCATTCCACGCAAGCTCATTGTTTCAACCCCCCAGGGTAAGTTTGTCATTGGGAGATTCGCCCTTAGTTGGTCTGAAAGAAGATTCTCTATATCCTCATAGACACTCGAAGAACATACTGCAAGATTAGGCCTGCCACCGTCATCGAATGCGTACCTGATCGCTGTTTTTATATCGGACAATTTAAGCGCGGTTGTTCCTAATGCCACGGTATTCGTAGTAGACATCAAATTGATTATTCCATTATAATCATTTGCCGTGGCGTCACCGTTCACTATTGTATTCTCCTGTAGTTCCCGGAGTGCCCGGGTCTTCATCAATACCTCGATCTGATTCGCAGAGGGCGCACCGACTCCGCCGAACCCTGACCCGCCGCCGAGTCCGGTTCCTGATGGAGTGAATCCTTGCAGTGTATACCCTGGCATTGCCATCTGTGTTGGTCCGGTTACTCTGCCGACTGAATACGCGTACTTGATTGCCTGACTTTTTCTATCATAGGTATCATTCTGATCAGTTAATCCCGCATCTTCAAGTTTATAGGCAGCTGCCCCTTTAGCGGTTACTTGATTATAGTCTGCTGTGGTTCCCATGTTTGCGACTCGTTGAATCATCTCAACAAGAGGCGTGAATTTTCTCGTAACATCCACCACACGAGGATCAACATACACCGGGATCATCGCATACCCCGCAGTTCCTGCACCGCCTGCCGTAGTTGCAAGCGCCTTCATCTGAACCATCTGATTATCAATGAAATTCTTCATATCTGGACGCAGATCAAATTTCCCGAATAATCCAAATCCGCCAGGGTTTGAGTATAGTTGCTCATGACCGATTCCCATTGCTCCAAACCCAAATCCACCCTTAAATGAGGCTTCCGCATTCAGACTCCCAGGATCACTGATACCCATATCAGCCAATGTCTTAGGATTATTTGATGCAACAGCCGCAAGCCCGTCTTTTGTGGGAAAATAATTTGTGCCTTTGTGAATTATACCGCCTGATGGAGTCCCTTGCCCCTTCCGCATTATTTTGCTATCGTATACCATTTTATCCCTCCAATGTAGTTTTTTTTGTATGTGATATGGTTCTATATGTAATCCAGAGGCCCGCTTACTCTCGTGGCTTCTTTGGTTTCTGCCGCTCCCTTGATCTCTTGAGGAATACTCTCCTGTATCGCATGATTCTGCGGAGCATGAAGAACGCCGTATATCTCTTCAAGTTTGCTTTTCATCCCATCAAGTTCAGCTTCACTTGTCTTCTTTTCCATCGCATCCTTGATCTCCTTGAATTCCGGGCGCTCAAGAATTTCAGATGTGATAGCGTCAAGCCGTGCGGGTATTGGTGCAGATTTGAGTTCCTTGATTTCTGTTTTGAGTTCGACCAGTGTATTCTTCAATTCTGCAAGTTCTGTTATGATGTCCTTATTTTCAGACCCGCCGGATTCTTCTTCTTTTTTTTCTGCCATTTTGGTTACCTCTTTGGTTTTTGTAGGATTTTTATTTTCTTCGATTTCATTGAGTGATTTTGAAAAAACGCTTAGAATTGAACAGTTAGAATTAGCTGGGTATGGAGTAGCCGCTCCATTTATCAGATTGATTTTTTTTAAGTATCGAATCCCTTTTTGGATTACATATTCTCCTTTTTGTGGTTTTGCAAATGTGATACTAAGGGCGTCAATGAATTTATTTTTAAGCTGATAAAAAATACTTTTAAAATCGGGATATGCCTCATTCAATAATACCTTTATAAGTGCCCCTTTTTTATCTTTATTTGCGGATATTATTCTTCCGAGAGGGATTGTAACGCCCTTTTTTACAAGTTCATGATTCAGATCGAGTTTTATATTGAAATTAAGAAGTTGTTTTATCATTCCATCTATTGCTTCTGGCAACACAACATCGCCAACACTGTCTAAATCGGACGTAGAAAGATAACCTGTAAGGAAGTACTGCTTTATTCCCTTAATTTCTTCGGTTTTGAGTGAAAAATTAGGGAGATAGAATTCATAAGTATTATTTTCCATTAATTCCTATTCTGTTATGTGCGATATAAGAATGGCTGGAAAAAAGAATCAGTCTATAGAATCATAGGTATCTTCAAATATGTCCGGTTTGCAGGGATAATAATGTATTCCATCCGGTTCAGGAATTATATAGTCACCTATTTCCACATATACCAATTGATTATTATGTGCTGTATGAACATGCGGCGTAGTGATTCCTGCTTCATAACATTCATCAGAAATGCACATGCCTGTAACGAATTTTCCTTTTTCTGTATATTGCTCGGCCTTGATTATGATTGGTTTCTTTCTATATTTTGCCATTTTAGATTAATCTGGGTTTCCAATATTCGTGAATCCACTGATTTTTTTTGTTAATTTAAAACAATCTTTATTGTTATGTATTGGGCCCATCATTGAAAACCATGCATGTTCATTCTGCAGTATTTTCTTTTTGCACCCATAACATATTTTGCCTGTATGTTCGTGCGGGTTTGGATTTGGATATGCCATTTTAAAAATTAATTCAATTCTAATTTTTCATATATTCTATAAACTGTACTCTTATCTCTTCCTAATATTCTTGATTGTTCACTTGCCCCAATGCCATGATCATGCCAATATTTCACGGCCTTCTTTTCATAGTCTGTTACATTACCGACCGGGGTCGGGTGCATTATGATGCGAGACCTGCAATTTATGTGAAAAGGATTAGTCATAAATTCCTCTCCGGTTTTCTTATCCTTGAATTTTTCTTTAAGCGGGACACGCTGACCGTTGTTCCGCCTGCATATATCAGATGTTCTCTTATCTATGTGGGCGACCCATTCCTTTTCTCCCTCAAGGCCGCTCTGCAGATACCCCTCAAGAGTGCCGTATCCAACCGCCCGGTTAATCTCCGTTCTTGCGATTGCCATAGCACGGGTTTCATTCACATCGAATACTTTTAGCACTCGCTTCTTAATTTCTCTCGGGCCTTCCAGATTCAATAATCCCCTTTCAAATTCAGCCCGCAGATCAGATGCGATTTCATCATTCATATCCTTCACATTTCCGAAGGTGTGGGTACGGATGAAGTCTATCGCCTTTTCATTCGGTACGAATTCCAGCTTTAATTCGTTTTCTGCCTGATCATTGCCCTTCATGAATGCCTTTTCTATCGTTGCTCCGATTACGCCACGTATTGCGTCCATATCAAGGATTTCTTTCAGACGGGCTATCAGTGATTCTACCAGGCTAATTGATGTCTTGATCTGGCTTAGTTGATCGGATACCTGGATGGTCTCTAATTCTGCGAGTATTTGTTTTTCTTTTTCTTTTAGGAAAGATAATATGAATTTCCCGAGTATATCTTCAAGCTGGATTACTGTTTTTGCTTTTTCTATTTTTTCGGTTGGTAGCTGCAGGAAATTCGGGGCGTATCCTATGGATGATGTTGTGAGCGCTTTTGATTCTATTAGGTTCTGTGCGTCGCATTTACCGCACTTGAATATTATTGAGTCTGACATTTTACCATATCCAGCCGGGTGAGTCTTCGGGTTGCGTGCATAGGTCACTGATCCACCACCCGGTACAATTGCCGCCATAAAGACAATTATAGATATACTTGCAATACTCGGGTATTGTTGTGACTGTGACCGACCAATTGGCGGACGTTGTTGTTCGTGTGACTGTATCATACACTCTACCATGCCATTGTATTGTATAGTCTGTTGTTATCTCTGAAAAATTAATTATAAAATTTCTAATACCATCTCCTTGTGTGTAGTTTGTTTGATTCTTCGCCCACACTGGAAAATCAAGCCAGAATTCGGTATAATTGAGCATTAGATTATCAGATACATTCATACTGAATGTAATTATATCAGATGATGATACGCTTCCATTTGCTGGAGATATTAGAGTTATTGCGGGGTTTGTATTATCTACTGTGAAATTCAATATTGTATCTGAATCGTTTAATCTGCCTGTATCAGTTACAGTTACATTTATACTCCATGTGCCATCTGCTGCGTTTGATGTGTCCCATGTATAGTTTTTATCTGAAATTTCTGTAAAAAGAGTTAAATTAATTGAATTATCTGAATTTAGCAGGTATCCTGTATAATTCATTGAATCCCCATTTGGGTCTACAGCATTCCAGGTTATACTATAATTCCTTGTTATATTCTCTCCAGTTGAGGGGGTTAAAATGTTGATTTGTGGTGCAATATTCTCAATATCGCCCATAGTATAGTTTGTAAGCCCAGTATAATTACAGTTTCCGGCAATATCGCAAACATACACCCACTCTCGCAATATATCATGATTTGTGTGCACGTGCCTGCATGTCATATCTATTGTATATGGTTGCACCTCCCAAGTGTCGCCCTCGTCTGTTGAATAGAATGTACGGTTTATATTATTGAATCCTATGCC